GCCCTTCACATAATGGAAGGTCTTGACAACTACGTTAAAGCTAACGATGCCGAAAACTACGAAAGCGTTCACGGAGCCATCTATGACAAGTTCAACATAATGGCAGGGAACATTCTTGATGCTTTCGATGCAACACGAAGCCCGGCTACAGACTTAACAGCTGAAGCAATACTTAGGGCAGAAAACGAAATCCTCGACGAACAGTTTCCGACGGAAGAGTTTGATGAGCCCATAGAGCTCGAAGTCACACCCACTGAGGTTTCCGAAGATGAGGAATCAGTAACTCAAAGCCCTGCGTAATGCGGGGCTTATGCATTATAGGAGGTAAACAATGGCAAAAGCTGTAGCAATAATTTTAGCAGCACTCTTTACCGTGTACCCTACACTTATGTTATTGCCGAGGTGATTGAATGAAACCACTAAGCTCAATACCGAAGCTGGAGTATAAGCCTAAGCGACAGCAAGCACAACAGCAGGTTGTCCGAGACTTCAGTCACTGTCCTCGTTGTGGAGCTAAGACTGAACCATCGAAGACTTACTTAGGAACTGACTCAGAGTTCTGGCGGGAGTGTACCAAGTGCAACACATACATAAACACGTATATCCCGCAAGACCATCAGGCTGCAGTACACGAAGACGCACATACCTTCGTAGGTAACTTCGGAGGTTACGGTTCAGGTAAAACAACTACAGACCGCCAAGAGTTTTATAAACACATGTTTATAACTCCGCACGGTAATACGCTTATAGGAGCAAACGTATCTTCACAGTACGAGCAGACTATTAAACGTGATATTGAAGCGGACTTACCAGTTGCGTTCTATGAAGACTACTCTGTACAAAAAGTTTATTATGACTTTAAGAACGGACATCGACTAATGTTTAGACCGTTAGATGACCAGGGTAAGCTGCGTTCATATAACCTTTCAATGTTCATCGTGGTCGAAGCATCCGAGGTCGATGCAGAAATCTTTGCACAGTTAAAGACTCGTCTACGTAACACGGCTGCTTCTAAGCAACTGGTTATTGATGGAGTACCACAGTTCCGTTTAACTAAGAACGGTGGACAGGTTCCTGTTTGGGAGCACAGCTGGCAAAAAGGTCTGGTAGAATCCAACCCGGACTCGGGCTGGATACGTAATGATGTGCTATTGGTTAGTGACCAAATTAATAAACACGGCAACGTGGATGACGTGTATGCTGTTCCGCTAGAGAACACAGACCCCGCGACGTCTTCACATATAACTGCGACAGATGCAAATGAATACCTACCGCCAGACCCGCAAACGTTCATAAGGAATATTTGTAAGAATAAACCTGACTGGTGGATTCGTAGATACACACAAGGTTCATTTTCCTATGCTGAAGGACTTGTGTACCCTAACGCTATGCGTTGCGTAGTAGACCCTTATGAAGTACCGAAGAACTGGTTACGTCTTATTGCGTTCGACTATGGTTTAAGTGATGACGCGCGTTATTTATATGCCGCTATCAACATGGAAAAAGGTATCGTGCATATTTACAAGGAACAGTCAGCCCACAATAAAAATATTGCTGAGCTTGCTGATATATATAAGGAAGGTACAAAGGATATACCAAGCGGCATGATTTATGGTCAGCCTATCATCGACCCGAAGTCAGGCCCGAAGCGAGACTATAACAAGAAGTCTTTGGCTGACTATTTCTTAGATTATGGTATAGCTTTCAAACCCGGTGTGGTGAGCCTCGACGCACGTATCTTCCGACTTAACACTTACATCGACCAAGGTTACTTGACTATTTCAAGTGATTGTCGATTGTTGATAAAAGAGTTGTCCGATTATAAGTATCCACCACACACGCTGGGTGAAACTAGACACTCGGATAAACCTGTAGATAAGAACAACCACAGCATCAACCCGCTTGAATGGATTGTTATGGAACTCCCTGCAAACCCGAAGAATATTCTGCAAGGTGTGTATAACAACCGTGGTATGCGTATTGATATTGAAGAAGCCGTACACAGGCCCTTCGTACCGTGGCAGTTCGCAGACAATAATAACCTAGCGGCAGCTGACCCAGACGCCGACTATGATTTTGGAGGTTTGTTTGAATGATAACAACTTTGATAATTTGTTTGACTGTAATCTTCTGCGTCGTATGGATTACACTCTGGATTAAACATATGGTGGTGCGCAACTTACCAATGTTTACATACGGAGAATGTGTTTGGAAAGATAAAAAAGATTCCGACGACGTATCCGACCCTGCACAACCCATCGGGTTTGCAGCACCAGAAGAGGAGTCTTCAGAAAAGAAATCTGATAAAGATATAAAAGAAGCTTTTATGAAAGACCCAATAACAATGACCGCAGCACTATTACGTGGGGAGGTAGACATAGATGACATCACAACCTGAAACTAAAAAACGCGGTAGACCTGCCAAAGATAAAAAGGAAGGTTGCCCTGTTGAATTAGCTACTCTAAAAAGAAACTACGACATAGCTTACAGCAACTACGGTAAGATACACCGTAAGATGAAACTGCTGGATGCTGCAGACCGTTCACGTTTGTGGCAGGCAATAAGTGCAAAGTTTCCTAAGTGGCAAATACAACCCGACAGTAACTGGGTCAGTTATATTAAGAGTAATCTCGTTGCTTCGATTTACACTGTAAAGAAAGGTGCAAGCCTTTTGCCTACTGGAGATGAAGACCGCGAGATTATTGAACATCTTAACATTGCGCTCGATTATATCTGGGACATGTCCGACGTAGGTTATTATCAAATGCAGGCTGGTTCAAACGCCGCATTGTTTAACTTAGGTGTAACACAGGTTGGTTGGGACCCGAACGCGCAAGGCGGCACAGGTAAGTCGTTCTATAAAGGTAACCTAGTGTTGTCTAACATCAGCCCACTCCATTATATGCGTGACCCATTTGCTAAAGACTTGGAACACGCTGCTTATGTAATTACTTTTGAAAAACTACACAAGACAGCAATTCTTGGTGACCCCCGTTACCATGATAGATTCAAAGACTACTTACAGCAGAAAATAGTCAATCAGTCTCTTGGCGCTGCAATGGGAGACCCTATAGTTCCATTGCATGATGTAAATGCAGAAAACTATAAGTCTGATGAAAATTATTATAAAGTAATTACTTACTTCACTAAATATAACGATGAAAACGGCGCTGTAAAGATTGCTGAGATTCACACCCTTGATAACGATTTAATCCTCTGGTATAAATCAGAGATTAAACCCAATCAGTTCCCGTTTGTAGAATTGTTCTGTAACCTTCCTGAAGGGGATGTAGTAGGTACAAGTGAGTGCGCTAAGATACTCAGTAATAACATTGCATACAACATGATAAACTCAATGTTGCTAACAGGTGTCTTCAAGAACTACCACCCAACTAAATTTATCAGCTCGGGTTCCGGACTGAATATTGCTACATTTGCTAAGCTTGGTAATGAGCCAGACCGTGCATTCGTTGTTAATGGGGACGCTTCCAGAGCTGTACACTACCTGGCGCAGCCACAACCTTCAGCAGCGGAACTCAATGCCATTAGTATTCTTGCGGGGGACCTACAGAAAACTTCTGGTGTAGACGATAGATACACGGGCCGCGACACTGGTTCGGTGCTTACCACAGGCGGTGTTGAAGGTATGCTTGACCGTGTAACTGTAGTTGATACCCCTAAGATTGCAAACTACGAACGCTATACCAAACAACTTACACATCTCATACTTGCTAACTTTGTAGAGTTCTCTATGAAGCGCACTTACTTTAAGAAGGATGTTATTAAGAGTGCTTACGAAAGTTTTGAAGTAGACTATAAAGCTCTTGCCAGCGACACCGTGTTCCATTATGCAATCAACATTAGTTCAGAGCTTCCGAAGAATAAACAACGTATTGCTTCTATGGCAAATACTCTTATGGAAAAACAAATGCAGTATGCTCAGAACCAACAGGGTCCTGACCTCATTACCACCGAAGAGTGGTTACAGTTACAGGACATTCCGTTCAAAGAAATGATGTTGAAGCGTATGGGTATACAACGTATACAAGATGCAACAACCAAGTTTACTAAGGGATTGTTCGATTATGCTTCACTCGTTGCAGATGGTACAGACCCAAACGCCGCAGTAGGTATGGTCGGTGAAAATATCGCCGCTTCTGAAATAGGTAACGAAGAGCCTTATGAGATTCCTCCGATACAAGGCTTAGTGAGTGCAGCACAGGGTACGCAGGGTATGGAACAAACTACAACAGACCCGCTTGCAGCAATGCAGCAAGACCCGATTGCAGCATTACAACAGTCTGCACAAACCCCGGGTGCACAAGCTGGAATGCAGATTGACCCCGAAATTCTGGCAGCGCTGGGAAATATTCAATAAAATACTTGACAACTTTATAAGGCTGTGTTACAATAACCGTAGTAGGTGTATAGGTTCCACAGCCTTATAATTGTGTGTAGTGTCACACCACTGCTCCGTGTACTTCACCAATACACAACTGGAGGTTTTTATGGTAGATAACGATAATCAAATGACTATGGATGATTTCGATAAGCTGGTTGCAGAAAACCCGCCCGGAACTGTCCCGCCGCCCCAGGATGACACTCCTCCTGCGGCACAAGATGCTGATGCAAGTTCTACGTCAACAGCCTCGCCGTCACCTGATGCACAGACTCAAGTACATAGTGACCAGCAAACTGCTGACACAGGTGATACAGGCGCACAAGGCTCCGACACCCAGAAGCGTACAGCTAACGAGACTTTCGCAGCTATGCGTATTCAGAATCGTAAGATGACTGATGCGTTAGCCGCGGTCCTTCAACAGCACGGGCTCGACCCGAATTTAGCTAACAACCCTGATGCCTTGATAGCACAAGCAAAACAAGCTCGTATCGAGGAAGAAGCTAAAAGACAAAATGTTCCTACAGAATTACTTCAACGTCTTACTGACCTTGAAGCTAAAGACAGGGAAGCCCAACAAAAGCGTTTGTCAGATGCTGCTTTGGCTGGGTTCCAAGCTGTTAAGAATCAGTTCAATCTTACTAATCAAGATATTGCTGAGTTTGCAAGACAGTTGCAGAATGCAGGAACCAATCCATTTGAACAAGAGATGGACCTTGTTCACCATTATAAGCTGCATAACCTCGATAAGATTATCGCAGCCGAATCCCAGAAGGCTGTGGAAGAAGCTTTGAAGAATCAAAAATCTTCTACACAGTTTAGCACACAACCCTCTAAGACTCAGGGTAAAGAGTCTACAGGCACTGAGCAAATTGACACTATGGCTAAGTTTGATAGATTCCTTATGAATCTTAATTAAAATCTTTTTGTAAAGGTGGAAAAACAATATGCCTATGAACAACGCAGGCGCTGGTTTATTTGCAGCTACCTCAGCAGGCGGCGCTGCTAACTCCAGCATTTTTAACGCACTTAACCCCATGGCTGATATCGTTTCTTATGCAAACCTTATCAACTCTGTAGCATCTAACAACGGTGCTAAAGGCGGCGAGTTTGCACTTCGCCCCGAACTCTTCTACACTAAGCAGCTTCTTGAAACTATCCGTCTCGGCGCTGACCAGTATCCTTACTATAAGATTGCTGAAACATCTCCGATTCCGGATAAGTCTAAGAAACTCCAGCTGCGCAGATGGGCTCCTCTCCAGGCGCACACCACTCCTCTTGCAGAGGGTATTCCTCCCGTATCTGATAGGGGTTCGATGGAGACTTATGAAATCGAAACTTATGCATACGGACGTTATATGGAGTTTACCGATAGAGTTGACCTTGATGTTGTAGACCCTGTAATTGCTACATATACTAAAGAATATTCTGTAGTTGCAGTTGAGACTCTCGACTTGCTTGCACGTGAAGCTCTTATCTCTGTAGCTAACCAGGACTTCGCTAACCAGGCTAAGTCAATCAGAGCACTTACTCTTGAGACCGAAGCTGGTAACGACAATCGCAACGTGTTCGGTCCCGCTATCGAAGACCTCAGACTCATTGTTCTTTCTATGAAAAAAGCTCTTGTACGTCCTCGTCTTAACGGTAAGTTCACCGTAATCTGCTCACCTGAGTTTGTTTACGATATGATTACCGACCCCTATGTTGAGAAGTATATGAGATACAACAACACCACGAAACCTATGTATGAGAACAGCGCTCTTGTACCTATGTTTGATATGGAGTTTGCTGAATCTATGGCTACCCTCAACAGCGGCGAATACACTGACGAAAACGGTAAGCGTTGGCTCCGTCTGTTCCGTCATAACGGTACTGAGTTCGAGTATATCTCTGTACGTGAAGACTTCCAGGTTGGT